ATTAGCGCCATCAATGCAGAGCAGGTATGCAAAACCAATATTCCCGACACCGACAACTGGAGGCGGGGGCGGCGAGAGATCAGCGGAGAGGGCGGGAACGGGCGATCTGAATTTTATGGCGAGAACGAACAAGTGGCCGACGCCGAGGGCGTTCATGCACAAAGACAGCACAAAGGATCGTGGGAAACACAATCTGGGAGAAGTTGTTGGTGGCAGTCTGAACCCGACGTGGGTAGAGTGGCTAATGGGGTGGCCGCTAGAGTGGACAGACTTAAAGCCATTGGAAACGGACAAGTTCCAGCTGTGGCAGCAACAGCATGGAGGTTATTAAATTGACAATTGCTTTTGTAAGTATTTGCCAAGTCTGCGAGGAACGCCGTAGCGCGTCTGCAAACAACGCTCAATGGCCTATCCTCAACGCGTGGTCAAAGCAGCGCCAGTGGCCTATTAACGGCATCCTCAGCGATATTTCAGCGGATGAGTGGAAGGATATTCTTACCGCGGCCTTTGAAAACGATGTAAACCCTAGAATTGCGCCTGGTTTGCATGGCGGGATGGTGATGCTTGGTCGGAGAACCAGCAGGTATGGGAAAACACGGTTTAGCGAATGGCTGGACTGGCTGAATGCCGAAAGTCACCACGCTGGAATTAAAGTACCGGCACCTGAAGGCGTAGAATTTTGACGAAAGAGGAAAAAAAATGGATGGCCGCGGTCGCTGATCTTGGCTGCATCGTCTGTCTTGATGAGTATGGATTCGTGCCTTGCCACGTCCATCACATTCTTGTAAATGGGAAAAGGTCGGGACATTTAAATACAATTGGCCTTTGCCCGACGCACCACGAATCAGGCATCCGAAACGCTATTGCAGTGTCCAGGCACCCGTTCCGACGAGAATTTGAAGCGCGATACGGGACAGAATGGGAATTGTTGTTAAAAACCAAGAGGTTAATATGCCCGCAGGATTCAGAGGAAGTTACGCAGACCACGTAATTGAATTGGGGATTAAACGTGCTTTGAGAAACAAAACGCAAAAGGAAAAGAAATGCGCCGAGCAGCAAGGATCGACGGGAACCACAACGAAGTTGTTAAAGAATTCAGAGGCTATCCCGGTGTCACCGTCCTGTCCTTAGCCGCGATTGGGAAGGGAGTCCCTGATTTACTTGTAGCGTTTCGCGGGGTGATGTGGTTAGTCGAAATCAAAATGAGCAAAGAAAAGCAAAACGCCGAACAAATTAAGTTTGCAAACGATTGGGCAGGATGTTGTGCGGTTGTTCGTAATTCAGCGGACGTTGACTGGGTTATTAAAGAAATGTCAAAGAATTGTTGATTTATCTTGATTCCCTGATTTTTTCCCTAGAAGTTCCCTGGAAGTTCCCTGATTCCCTGATTTTGCACTTGCGCCCGCAATTATTGTGGAATAATATCAAATGGCGCGAGTCTCCTGGGCAGCGCAATCCCGCGTGGCGGTGGCAAGAGCGATGCGGGCGCTCTCAAAACGACCACCGTCATTTGACGAGGTTTTATGGATATTGAGCAGGTAAAGCTTGACAAGCTCATCCCGTACGCGCGGAACAGCCGAACGCATTCTGACGCTCAAGTGGCTCAGATTGCCGCCAGCATTAAGGAATTTGGCTTTACAAATCCCGTTCTGATCGACGAGACGGGAAGTATTATTGCAGGCCACGGCAGGGTGATGGCGGCAAGAAAGTTAGCGATTACTGACGTTCCAAGCATTCGGCTTACCCATCTAACCGAGGCGCAGAAAAAAGCCTATATTATTGCCGACAATAAATTGGCGCTAAATGCGGGTTGGGATGACGAGATGCTGGCGGTGGAGCTGACCGACCTGAAGGACATGGGCTTCGACCTTGACTTGACCGGCTTTAGTGTAAAAGAACTTAAAGACTTATTTGATGAAAAAGATCAAATAAATAGTTATTCGCAAAAAGTTGATGCTCCAACATACGAACCATCAGCAACGAAACCAAACATCCAAGACTTATACGACGATGCAAAGGCTTTTGAACTAATTGATAAAATCAAAACATCAAAACTACCGCAAGCCGAAAAAGATTTTTTAATGCTTACGGCTGGTCGCCATGTAGTTTTAAACTTTCAATTGATAGCAGATTATTACGCGCATTCAGAAAAGCAAGTTCAAGAACTTATGGAAGATTCAGCGTTGGTGATTGTTGATATAGATAATGCAATTACAAATGGATGGGTAAGCCTATCATCAAAGTTAGATGATATGTATGAAGAAGATAACGAAGAATGAAACATAATTTTGCAGTTTTTATTTTGACGCATGGCAGAGCTAACAATGTTGTAACCTACGCAGCATTAAAAAAACATGGCTATACTGGCAAAATTTACTTGATGGTAGACGATACAGACCTCCAAATTGAAGAATACAAAAAAACATACGGTAAACAAGTTATTGTTTTTAATAAACAAAAAGCAATAGATTACACAGACAGCGCTGATAATTTTAAAAACAGAAAAACAATAATTTATGCAAGAAATTGGAATTTTGTTATAGCAAAAGAAATGGGACTTGATTATTTTTTGCAGCTAGATGACGATTACACAAGTTTTTGCCACACCATAAACAATGATGGTGTTTATCTAACAAAGCGACCTAGCATTAAAAATTTTGACGCCCTGTGCGAAGCAATGACGCAATTCCTAATTGATAGCAATGCCAATACGGTATGTATGTCACAAGGTGGCGACTTTATAGGTGGCCCAGACGCAAATATAATCAGATTAACCGCACAAGGTCAGCTCAGTCGCAAAGCAATGAACTCATTTTTTCTTAGTACAAGCAAACCTTTTAAGTTTCAAGGCAGAATAAATGAGGATGTAAATTCCTATATTGGATTAGGAAATCTTGGAAAATTGTTTATAACGGTGCCAAGAATTAGATTAGAGCAAAAAACAACACAAACTAATGCAGGCGGAATGTCGGACTTATATTTAAATTCAGGAACATATATAAAAAGTTTTTATTCTGTAATGTACGCTCCAAGTTGCGTAAGAATTGCAGGCATGGGAGTCTTGAACAAGAGATTACACCACAGAGTAAATTGGCAAAATGCAGTGCCAAAAATTGTAAGTTGCAATGTGAAAAAAACTGCATGATTGGCTTAATAAAAGCAAATGGCTCAAAAACCGCACAAACCGACGGATGAATTAAGGCGCCAAGTCGAGTCTGCTTCAGGACTTGGACTGCCGCACGATCAGATTTGTGCGTTGATTAGCATCAGCGACGAAACGCTTCGCAAGTATTACGGGCCAGAACTGGGTATGGGCAAGGCTAAAGCCTCGGCTCAGATAGCCAAAACGTTGTTTAATAAGGCTGTGCAGGGCGGCGACACCACAGCGATGATCTGGTGGACGAAGGCGCAGATGCGGTGGTCTGAGACCATGCGACAAGAAGTTACAGGCAAAGATGGTGGCGGGATTGTGATCCATATCAGCAACCAAGATACCGACCTTGTTTAACGCCACAGCAGCCCAAAGCAGAGCAACCGGCCTGATGACCGGCGATGCCAAGCATGTGATGCTGGTCGGTGGAAGCAGGTCAGGCAAGACGTTTGTGGCACTCAGGGCGCTGATCATTCGCGCAACTCTGGCACCTAAGTCTCGGCATGTTGTGCTGCGGTTTCGGTTCAATCACGTTAAATCGTCGGTCATTCTCGACACCTTCCCAAAGGTAATGAGCTTGTGCTTCCCGCAGCTCACTTACGTAATTGACAAAACCGATTGGTATGCAACCCTGCCAAACGGCAGTCAGATATGGTTCGGCGGGCTGGATGACAAAGACCGGACTGAGAAGATTTTAGGGCAGGAATACGCAACCATATTCTTTAACGAGTGCAGCCAGATACCCCTTTCGGCTCGCAACATGGCGGTCACACGACTCGCACAGAACTGCGTGGCTACGGTAGGTGGTCAACAGCGGCAGATGCGTCTGAAAGCGTTCTACGACTGCAATCCTCCGTCAATGGCGCATTGGACGTACAAGATGTTCGTTAAGAAGGTTGAACCGGAGT